TTACCAGTCGCTCAAAATATTAAAAAGATGTATGATTTGGATATTGATGATGATACTGACGTGCCAGATGTGCTATCATTGTCTTTAGCTCAATCAAGAATAAATGAATATGATATTCGCGAGTTGTATAAAACAAATGCTGATAATTATTCTACCTACATGAACAAGTTAAATCCGGACTTGACACCATTTGATACGATTTCTAATGTAAATTCGTTAACGGTTAATAACGTACTTGAAAATTTCGATACAGTAATTGATAATTTGGATAATTTCTATTCATCTATTGCTAAAAACGATACTATAAAACGTAAACGATTTTTAATATCTAGATATAACTTGGGATTATCGAAACTACAAACAACTGAGCTTACATCTACTACAATGAAAACAAAGATAGTTCCTATGACAAATAACGATTTAATTTCTGTTAAATCGATGCTAACCCTACCCGAATCAGTTGTCTATTTTTCAAATATCAGTTTACCATCAACCAATATTTATGATAAAACGAATTTAAATAGGAATTTTTTGAATTACTGGCAAATGTTTAAAGAAACTACTTCCATCACAACTAAGTTTGTAGACAATCTAAATACAAAACTTTCCTATAATGAGAACGAATATCTAAAAAATAAGACCGAGTATTTGTTAAGCGAAGACAACAATGACCCCAACAAATTTAAGAAATTTCTTGAGATAATTATCCCCAAAACACGTGTTCTATTCAATCTCGTTAAAAAACATATCCACGGCAAACTGTCACTAACGTCTGTTGTAAATTATTTACAACCGTTTTTGATTTATCTCGATGATATATCTTTCAAACAATATGAAGAAATTAAAGAATTCATCGAATTAAAAATACTGGATTACAAGAAACAATATGCTGTAAATAAAGAAATATTCTCCAAGTTAAGTAATCTAAAAGATTCCTTCTTCTATGAAAGTGTTTTTTATAAAATTTTAAAGGGCAGACATGACATTGGTGATTTAATTTTAAAAGAATACGGATTAGGCGATGGTGGCAAAATGTATGACGGGACTATACCAAAAGAGCAGGTTTTGTCATCTTCAGAAATTATCAAGTATATGAATGAAATTGATTATACGAAATTATTTCATACCTCATTAACCGTTTTAAATATTGATTTATTTACCCCCTTTAATTTTGACGACTTGTTAGAAGAAAAAAAGGATGCGTTTCAGGTTGAGTTGAATAAAAAACAGCAGGAAAACCAATGTGCCCAATATGTTTTAACTAAACGATACATCTCACTTGAAGACTTGAATGCTGACAATGACATTCCCGTTTATTTTGATAAAAAATATGACCCTACTATTTATGATATTTTAAATGAATATAAGCTCGAACAATCCACCATGGACGAACCAACTTTTAAAGACTTTTTAATTGACAAATTAATGAATAATATCGGTCTCAAGAAACCAGAAGCAAAGTATGAAGCAACGTCTATGTTACAAAAAAAGAGAGAAATTCAAGACGGTCATTATGCTGTGTTAGAGGTTGATAATATAGATTCGATAATGTATTACTACTATAAACGCGAAAATAATGTTTGGATTCGCGATGAAGCCATTCCTGAGAATTCTTTTTTCGGTTCAAATGAACTTTTTTGTAATATTCAAAACAAATGTATTCAAATCGATAAAACGTGTGCGGACCCTTCTCTTGGATCTGACCTAGTTAAAAAGAATCTAATTCGTGAAATGTATGATGAATTTGATACCAATTATATTGAAAGTTTGTACAATTATAAAAAGAAGATAGACGCACTTTTTAAATTTGAAACAGAGAGAATATCCAAATTAAAGAAAATTAATAGTTATCTGTTATACAAGTATGAAGCTGTCAAATTAAAGATGTCTAGCGACGTGGAGGAAACAGACATTATCCAATCTCCGCATATTAAACTCTTATATATCATTATTGGACAAGGTGATTTTGTCAAGCGACAACATGATATCGTGCGATTTGTAATTAAATATACACGACCATATATACCAGGACAAGATAAAGACCAAGACCCACCTGGTTCAGCACCATATTGGTTATATTGTATTGATACAAATACGAGATTATTGCCATCGTTTGTTTCAAAACTAGCAAGTGTCTTTGTCGAAAATGGTGATTATTATGAAGCTATTACTGCCATAAAAAATGACCAGGGTGTTGATATAGACGATAGAACGGTTGATAAACATAGTGGATTGGAAATTGAAAAGATAATGCTAAGCAGTGAAGAGGGATATGAGGCATCCGGATTTAAAATGAAAACAAGAGAAATTCTTGAAATGGATGCCGGAACTGCCATCTTTCAAACACCAAGCGAACAAAAGCTACTCAAAAAGGAACTATTGGCCAATCCAAAGGGAAAAATCATTAATAATGTCATTACTTCTATATCCAATTATATGGGGATTGTTCTTGAGAGCCAGAGGGAAGAAATTATTAAACATACGTTATTGGCTCTAGAAGAAACAGTAGATTCACAAGATGACTATGAGGCGAAGCTCGAACGAAAATTAAAAGAGGGCGCTAAAAAAATGCCTTCTTATAATGACGTGTTTAATAAATCATTGTTAACATTCACGCTTTCTTATATTTCCATCTTTATTTCGACGTCTATTCCGTCGCTTTCCTCTAAAAAGACATTTCCTGGTTGCAAACGTTCTTTAATCGGTTATCCAATTAAAGGAGATGGAGACATTTCTAACATTCAATATATTGCGTGTGTTGCTGCTGGAATTAAAACGAACATCTATCCATGGAAAGCTCTACCAAAAGCTGCTGACAAAATTGCTACAGCTATTAAAAATACAATCGATGCGTATATTCTTAAACAAGGAGAAATTAAGATGCTTATTGATGAAAAGCGAAATTATTTATTACAGAACGAAGACGATGTGATTCCTATCGAACTCGATATTAAGAATTGGATTAACTTTTTACCTCCTTTACAAGAAATTACTAATAAAACTCCATCTAATTTGGATACATCGTTTCGCAATGCTCTACTAGAGAGCTTGAAGGTTGGTTCAAAAGACCAATTTGAACAGATTAGAATCATCGACTCGAAAATTATTTATTTTTCAATGGCTATTATTCAATCGATTCAAAAGGTAGTTCACAAAGAGAAACTATTGCTTACTAATGCGAATAAAGTGCCCTTTCTACAAAACGCGTGTTGTAATACAGGTGAATACCAAACAATTGATTATTTCGTTAAACGCGAACCCTCTATTGCGAATAATAATGATATTGTATCCTACCTGTATAACATTGCGTATGATATGGTGAATATGACCAAACCTTCACTCCTAGTCGACCCAAAAGATACTAAAATCAAATTTCCTCCCATTAGCAATGAATTTTCGGAAGACACTATTTACAGAGGTTTTATAGAGTATTGTAACTTTAATAGTGATATTCCTATCAATAATAAGTTGATATCTTTCTGTCTCACAAAGCCAGATGATTATGACAGAAATGAAGATTTGAAAGAAAATATTCGTAGATTGAAAAAAGAAGGCAAAATGTATTCTTTGGCCTCTTTCAATGAACTATTGGATTCTGTAAACAAACTGAATATTATACCCTTGGATTTAGTTCATACATATCCGTCCAGCTTGTCACATGTTAGAGACTTGATTACACATATGGTTGATACGAACAACGCTATTGGTGAAGATTTCTTACTTAAATTAAGAAGTGTATTAGATTCGTACGAGGTTGAAAAACGTGGCGAGAACCGGGAAATACGTGACTTTAAAAATCTATTAGGAGAGAAAATACAAACCATGGAAATGACTATCATCGACTTTTTAAATTCTTTTGCTGATGTAAGTCGTAGTGAAAAGGCAAACATAATCGATTTTATAAAGAATGTTATGGATTTCAATCCAAACGGTAATAATTATTTTACAAATACTGAAGATGAAACATTGTATCGTTCTATTCATTTCGTAAAACATGCCATATTTAATTTTATCAATGTCTTCCCAAATATCATATCGAATCATGTGAATTATAATGAAATTAAAATTCCAACTCATTGGAAGTTATCACAAGAACATAATCTCGACATTAAAAACATTATCAAAGAATTTTATGCGTCTTTGCGGAAATTCTACGAAGACGCTACTATTCTTCCTTATTTACGTAGAAATGAGAGTGACTTACAAGAATTCTTCCAATTAGTCGATTATACTAATTTGTATGCGAATATTGTCAATGTGGATGGAACCGAAGTCTCGTCTATCTTAGACAATCAAACTTCCTCTCAACTGTTCCATTTTTACTTTTTATATATGATTAAAAACTTGGTTCAATTAACTGATAATCGCAAACTACTCAGTATCGAGGTTATACCTCCAACAGAAGAAGACATAATCACTACCACTGTAGAAAATGAACAAGATGATATGGCGGAGATTACTGAAATAGATATTGTTCGTGGTGAACAAAGAACGGTTAGAGAGAAAATAGCCAATATTATTGTAGTAATGTTGAATATCATTCGAAAAGAAAAAGGTCTAATTAATTTAAATTCTCAAATGATTAAAGAGAAAATAAATAGGTCCAAAGATAAAGAAAGGCACAAAATTACATCCACCTTACGCGATATGACCAAGGAAGATAGAGCGATTGAAAATTTATTTAAAAATCATCGTCTCGAACGATGGAACAAGGGATTACAAAAAGGATTAACCCAATACGTTGCCAAAACATATGATGAAGAAAGAGCAGAGAGAGAAAAGGAACAAATAATGGAACAACAAATTTCTAATAGAGAATTATTAGGACAGGCTATCACTGCTGACCATGAAATCGCAATGCTTGAACAAGAAGAAGGGCAAATTGTAGCAGATAGAATAGACGCAGATGTGTATGATATGTCTGATATTCCAGATGACGATGATATGGGAGATGTGGACGACGAATATAGACTACAATTCGACGATAATGAAGAATAACCTACTCATACATAACCTAGATAATGTAGGATAACTATATACAAAATCTAAAAATATAAAAAATAATAACAATTGAATATTATTTTTTATTACCAAATGTGTAAATCTATACACAATTTTGTTTGGAATAACCAATAACGGAACAAGCAATTCTTTTCCCGGCATTTCCGGTTTTCAGGCTTTCCGCATTTCCTCCTTGACCACAATCATCTTCATCTTGATGAATAATCAATCCTCTACCGATAATATTACACTTGGAACCTCTAAGTTTGATAATATTATCATAAAAAGTATATTTCGCTTCCCCATTTGTATTTGTTTTGATATTTCCTAAATCGCCAACGTGTCTTTCTCTCATGCCAGGACATCCATGTGTTTTTCCATAAGGATTAAAATGCGAACACATACTCGTACATTTATCAGTCAAGTCGCCTGCTTCATGGACATGAAATCCATGCAAACTATTTGATTTTAATCCTTTCAGATTCAAATCTATTTTTATTTGGGTATTATCTAAATCTTCAGTAAATCTAACAACACCCGTTATGTCGTCGTTGAAAACAGCAATCGCGTAAATAGGCTTCTTTTCCATCTTACACATTTGAAAGATTTAAGTTCGCACAAAAATACGAAAATAAATAAATCGATAAATACTATGCCTAAGAATAACTTATATTTACTCGAATTTCTCTCTACCTCATCTATTCAGTTCAAAAATAGTATAGACTAAAGAGTGATACATATTGTATAATAACGGTAATCATAGATGACTACCTTGGTTTTATCCATTTGAATATATAATTTCCCATGATATTGTCCACATAAATATATAAGTTCCCATGAGATTGCCCACAAATATACGAAAATAAACTGTTGTAATTTGTATCCACCGTTTTTATGAAACGGACAATTACAACTTGGATTTCCCCGAAATGCGTGATTCTCAAAACCACCTTAAAACACGTATAAAACATCCTCAAAATCCAGTCACGGCATTCCTGATTTTTGGATTTCGTTTTTTTTGGACATGATTTCCATGTAGGTAAAATGCGCTACATACTTTTCATTTTTCAAAATTCCAAAAAAGGCCATGTAGGTTATGTAGAGGACTACCTACATATGAAGGGGGTCTTTTAGAATGGAAAAAAGTGGTTTGTTTTTGATAATAGTAGGTATTTTACTTTTTACATAATTTCCAATTTGATTTTCGATTTTAAAAAATTACACAAGGTATTTATGTGTTGTTTTTTATTTTCAGGAAAATGAAATGGAAAAAACGTGAAAATGTGATTTAGAGCATAATGCTCTCGTTTTATTTTTGATGTTTTAAAATTTGTTATTGTAAATTTTATATGTTTTATGTAAAATGATTTAGGCGTTTTTTATGTTAGTATAATATACTAACAAATGACTAACATTTTAACGCCAAAAAACGCCAAAAAATATATATGTGAATCATGTGACTTTAAATGCTGTAAATTATGTGATTATGATAGACACATTCATACCCGAAAACATAGTATACTAACTAATACTAATGAAACAACCGCCAAAAACGCCAAAACGTTTGAATGTAAATGTGGCAAAAAATATAAGCATATGTCTTCGTTATGTGGACATAAAATTACTTGCTCAATCATTCAAGGAACTAATAACATCGACAATAAAACAAATGAATTTCACATAGACAAGGAATTATTGATAAAAATGCTCTTGAAGAATCAAGATGTTATGGAAAAGCTTGCTGAGGTAATGCCGTTGATGATAGAACTAATGCCTCAAATCGGAAATTATTCACATAATACAAATAGCAACAATACTACTAATAATAACCAGTTTAATATCCAGATGTTTTTGAATGAACACTGTAAGAATGCTATGAATCTCACTGATTTTATTGATTCATTACCGATTACAGCGGATACATATGATAGTACCATTGAAAATGGTCTCACCAAGACACTCACAAACATGATAACCAACGGTCTAAGCCAATTGGATATATTGGAACGGCCAATACATTGTACGGACGCGACAAGAAAAACCCTCTATGTGAAAGAATATAATAATTGGGAAAAGGATATAGAATTAATACGAATGCTTTTAGGTATAAAAACCCTTGCTAGGAAACAAAGAATAATGATAAATAAATGGCAAGATGCGAATGAAGGGTGGGAAACGGATGATTATATTCAGACGAAACTGACTACATTAATCGGTCATTCAATGACAAATATAGAATCTGATGAAAAGGAAACGAGTAAAATCATACGTTCCATCAGTAAAAATGTATACTTGGATAATGAAGAGAAGAAGAAATACTTGTGTTGAATAAATATATTTACATAATCACTTAAATATATTTATTGTAATGGCTTGTTGCCAAAAAACATCCCCGAAAAACCGTAAATGACATAATTTCGATACGATTTCATCATTTTAGGACATGATTTCCATGTAGGTAAATTGCGCTACATAATTTTCATTTTTCAAAATTCCAAAAAAGGCAATGTAGGCTATGTAGTGAGTCCCCTACATATGTAGGGAGTCTTTTTAAAGGGAAAAAAGTGGTTTGTTTTTGATACTAGTAGGTATTTTACTTTTTACATTTTTTTCAATTCATTTTTCAGTTTTTAAAATTCTACACAGGTTTTTCTTGCAGAGTTTTGAAAATAGGAAAATGAAATTGAAAAAACAGTGAAAATGTGTTTTAGAGCATAATGCTCTCATTTTTATTTCAGTTTGTTTTCATTTGTTATTGTAAAGTTTTTGAATTCTTTGTGCAAACCATTTAGAAATATTGTCTAATGCTACATATATGCTACAAAATGCTACACAAAACGCGGAAAAAATCACCAATATATTTAAGTGTATTCCTTGCTTATATCAATGTAGTAGGAAAAGTGAAATGAAACGACATTATCTCACTACAAAGCACCAAAATGCTACACAAATGCTACATGATTTGTCACCTATGGACGATTATGATAACAAAATATCGTCTGGTGATAAATTTACGCAATTAATCACCACCTGTAATTACGTGTGTGATTGTGGCAAGAATTATAAGCACCATAGTAGTTTCTATAGACACAAAATTGGATGCTTCATGTATGTAGAGCAGAATAAATCAGAAAATCAAATTCTTGAACTTTCGAAGGAAAACAAAAGTGATTTTAAAGAGATGGTTCTCTTACTATTAAAAGAAAACAAGGAAATTCAGAACAATTTCATGGAGCTTATTCCATACATCAAGGGAACAAATACGAATAGTAATAATACAATCACAAACAACAATACTACAAATAATAATCAGTTTAATGTGAATATGTTTTTAAATGAGCACTGTAAAAATGCTATGAATTTGACGGACTTTATACATTCTCTTCCGATTACTAATGAAACGTACGACGATACAATTGAAAACGGTCTAACAAAGACAATAACGAGCATGGTAGTGAACGGACTCAATAAAATGGACATATTGGAACGACCAATCCATTGTACTGACCCTGCTCGCAAAATAATGTATATCAAAGACAATGATGTGTGGGAAAAAGATAATGAATTACATCTTCTACTACATGGTATCAAGACACTTTCCTCAAAGCAACGAACTATGATAAACAAATGGCAAGACGCAAATGTGGGCTGGGACAATGATGATAACTTACAGACAAAATTAACAACTTTAATATGTCATTCGATGACTGATATAGCAAGCGACGAAAAAGAAATGAATAAAATATTCCGTGCTATAAGCAAAAATACATATCTAACTACTCAAATAAAAGAACAGTATAAATAGGTGACATGTGCCTACGGTTATGAAGGAATCATATTGTATTTATCGTATTGTATTTATCGTATAGTAAATACAATAGTAGATGGTCAGGTAACTCCCGTTAGTAACGATTACATTTGTGTAGAACCTACACACATGGAGTATAATAATCGATTAGTAAAATAGCCGACGAACGTAGGAAGAGCTACTAAAATAACTTGGAACAAATTCTCTCTCTTCTTCTCAAAGAAAAATATGAACAACGCAGATAAAAGAATATACAAAAGAATGATGAAATTAAGTACAGTTAAATAATAGAAATAGTTACAGTATTCACCACCTAAAGGGGCGAACGCAGACATGAATGAATTGTTGTTTTGAAAGGAATTCATTATAAACTATAACAATAAAATAAATTTAATGATGATATATTATTGCCTATATATAATATACTATGAACTACAACTTTATTAGAAACAATATCAATAGCTTTGCGATTCTTTTATTTTTAGTGTTATTTTCATTATTAAACTTTGTTCAACCCGGATTTTTGTACAACAATAATGGAACTTTAAGAGAATTTGGACTAGGACAACGTAGAAAAACAGTATTACCTATTTGGTTACTAAGTCTTCTGTTAGGAATTTTGTCATATTTAGCCATATTATATTTTGTGACAATTCCTAAATTTAGGTAAATCGTTTATTCGTATGATTTATAAACCATTTGACTACCCTCCTTTTGTTGTTTTGAAGCCGCTATTTGTTTTTCTTGTTCTAAATATACTTCATGTCTCTTTTCCATTTCTGCGACAGAGTTTGTACATCCTGAATTTAAGATGGCATTATAACTAATAGATGTTGTTAGTACTCCAGATAAAGCATACCATATAAACTCAGCAATCTCATCTTTCATCTTTACATAACTAGACAATTCATTAAAATGGCTTTCGCCTACACCAGACTTTAATAAACCGCCTTTTGACATACTTTGCCACCACATTGGTAAATTATCCAATGTCATTGAATTAATAAGCAATGATTTATCGTCGTATACATTATTAATCGCAGATATCATTTCAGATTGATTTGCTCCCAAGTTTAGCGTCTTTCTGTCCTTTAAAATACTCTTAAGGAAATTATTCACACCGGTGATGTATGCGAACAAGTAACCAATCGTATTCGAAAACGGAGCCAACCAACTTGGAAATACCATTAAGAGCAAGTTTATTGAACCAAATACAAATAACCATGGTAAAAGGGTGGTTTTCATAGCAGTACCATATTGCGTAAACCCGCATATCTCATTCGTTAATCCTAAATTTATAAAGAATTGGACTACAATCAATACTAAAAAATAACTGATTGTCCAAACTTTAATTGTCTGTGGAGATTTAGTATAATATTTGAATATGAAATAAACCAACGTTAATATTAAAAAAAATATCATTGATGTTGATGGATTTGCTGCAGCCATATAATAAATGTGTATAAATTAATTTGAAATTATAAAATTATATTTTAATGGAAACTCTTCAAAACATTCGACCTCGTTTAATTGAACCGGGCGTCAAATATTTTCTTAGTGCTTCTTTAGAACAATGTCATATATTAAAAAACAAATACAATAATTTTCTCTACAATTTAGGATTATTTTTAGCATTTTCGGGTATCGTTGGTCTAACATTATATTTCAAATACAAGCATAAAAATAACTTGAAACTTCAAGAGGATAATAAGAGGCAACAACAAGAATATATTATGAATAAACTACGATTTATGCAGGATTATCGAAAAAACCAAGTAAATAATATAACAAGCGATTTATCTACATGGCAAAATAATCCAGAAGTTCAGTTTTACAATAGAAAAATATTATCCTAATCTATATGAGCCGCACATACAATTCACAAGAAGAAAATTTAGACATTGTGTCATTCCCAAATTCTACTATAAAAAAGAACGAGATAGAGGGTGGAATTTCAGAAAAGCTGAACGAGTTTTATAAATTAAAATATGAATATGATAAAAAGGTTCATTCTCACAGAAATAATATTATAAAGGACAAGACGCTAACTATGAAACAAAAGCAAGACAAATATAGAAAAATGAAGGTTAATTGTATCAATTGTGGGCGAAACGTGGGGACTATTTTTGAACACAAAGATGGTATATTAACGTCTATTTGTGGGGATAAAATAGCCCCATGTAATTTGAATATTAAAATAAACCGGGGTAAATATGTAAGTTTAGAAATGTTATTGGACGTATTTCAGACGGGTGTAGATGACGTAAAGGAAAAGATAATAACAACCAAATTAGATTTATTGTTTGGATATGAACAAGAATCGAACACGTTGAAAATTTTTACGGCTTTAAAAGAAGAGCTGACGCAAGATTTAGAATCTTTGATGGAATACAAAACGAAATTTATTGAAATAGTATCTAACTTGGATAATAAGCAGATATTAAGTACCAAAATGACAATGTTTTATAATAAAGTATCTCTTATTAAATCAACTGTTGACGAATTCAATGAAACCGGACAAATACAATTAATTAAGGATATGATTACACTCTATGACACTGAATTAACTCCTTTATTAGTTGACTTACGAAATCTGAAATACAAATATATGGCGGTTGAATATGATTTGGAAACAGACACTCATAAATTAGTGCGTAACGTATTTACATTACAAGATATGACAATTCCGTTTGAGATTCCGAAAGTCATATCGTTTACGGTTGGTGACGATAATACAAGCAAGCCTATGACAAGTGTATTAAGAGAGGATGACGACGACATGGAGTATATGGACTATATGGACAACATGTAATAAAAAAACCAGACGATTTTTTTATAAGTAGTTATTATAAATGTTTTGGATAAATTTTCGCGTGTTTATAATCAGTTTCTTAATCGGAATATGTTGTATTTTTATAACTAGTCCTGACCCAAAACAGATAACTGTTTATCCTACAAATGACAATAAACATTTATTTCAGTTCCGTGACAAGACCGATAATTGTTTTCAATTAAAACAAACGGTTGTTAAATGCTCAAATGATACAGAAGAAATCCCAATTCAGATATAGTTGATATATGTAATATACACAATATTGTTATTTACATATATGTATAGGTATAATATAGGTATATTAGGCATCGGTATAATATAGGCATAATATATAAAGATGAAAATAGAAAGATTGTTTCATTCTGATACTGGTAAAATTATTATTTCAGTTCTATTGGGTTTAGGGCTAGCCACTTTATTTAGAAAAGGATGTAACGGAAAAAACTGTTTAGAGTTCAAGGCTCCTAGTTTAGAAGATATAAAGAAGAAGAGTTACAAATATGGAAATAACTGCTTCAAGTATGAAATGGAAACAAATATTTGTGATGATAACAAAAAAAATATAGATTTTGCGTAATTATTGATATCTATCAATCTTAACAATATAATAGATATGTCTGATACTACGAATTTAGCTGATTTACCAACAGATCCTGTTTCCGGAGGAGGTGGACAAAATGTCGTGTTACATACATCAGATAAACCCACCATCTATGAACCAAGTGTAGAAGTAGCAGGGCCCAATAACAACGGACAACATGCTATTAACGAACAAAAACTTATGAATGAAATGGTCTCTGGTATTCAACAAGCAGTCGCAAGTGGTGCGACAGGACTTCCATCGCGTGACATTCCTATGAATACTGTTCATTTTGCGGATGAACAAATAACACCAAATTTTGTTCCACAAAAGGAGCAACAAGACTATATTCAAAACACAGATACTGAGCAAGAAATAATGGCGCGAAGAATGAAAAATCAAAATTCTCGTGATTCGCTTGAAATATTATATGATGAATTTCAAATTCCTATCATTATTGGTCTTCTATACTTTATATTTCAGTTACCGATTGTTCGAAGTAAAGTATTAGCGATGTTACCCTCTCTTTTCAATAAAGATGGAAATCCAAATTTAACTGGATATATTGTGAATAGTTTATTCTTCGGTATTTCTTATTATGTTATTTCCAGGGTATTGACACATTTACAACATATTTAGTTGTAACACGTAAACCAATGAACGGCAGTTTAAACCAACGGCAGTTTACACCCTTGAAGATTTAAAATGGGACAAAATCCTATTTTAATTTGGCAATGCTATTAATCATTTTTATCAAAAAATAATGTTTGCCAAATATCACTTTCGTAATTTGATTGTTCTATTTTTATTGCGGTTTCAGGTCGTATATTTTGTAGTATTTGTATGTTTTCATTTTTTGTCTTATATTTTTTTATAGTATAGTTAAGTTCCTTAAAAACACTAAGAAGACATTTTAATATTGGCATACCTCCAGCAATAACAACTTTTATCAAGTTTGTTTTATTTCGCATTTCATTTTTTAATATTGTTTGTTTTACAAGTTCTTTACACAAATTACGACCACGATATTTGTCATCTATGTAAACTGAAACTAATAGCAAAAAATCAATATTATCTTCCTTTTCATGCGCGAGTAGCGTACTTCCTATGATTTCATTTTTATGCCGTAAAAAAATACCCCAATAATTCTTCCTTTTTTTTATTACCTCATAATCATGTAAAATATGTGGATTGATGTTGATTATATTTCGGTTTAGACCATTATCTAATGTTCTGTTGCTTACATAATGAAATTCAATATCCATCATATAGTATATATATTCATATATATATTATATTTTATAAGATTTTGTCCCATTTTAAATCTTCAAGGGTGTAAACCAATGAACGGCAGTTTAAGCCAACGGCAGTGTAATCAAATCTTTGTAATTTGTTGAATATTCGATATACTCTGAAAATATTCAACAAGTGGGTCATTATTATAATCATGTATATAGAAAATATTTTGTATACCCGAGGCACATAATAGTTTCATACAATTCACACAAGGATAATGTGTGATATAAGCATCACATTCGTTACTACTCACACCACGTTTAGCACAATCGGTAATCGCATTTTGTTCAGCGTGTACAGTTGCCTGTTCGTGGTCATCAATAACTTTAGATTCATGTGGAGCACCTGGCAAAAATCCATTATACCCTTGAGAAATTATACGATTGTCCTTGACCAATAAACAACCAACCCGTAACCGCTCACATGGGGAACGTGTCGATGTATATTCAGTTATTGTTTTGAAATATTCTTGCCAAGATGGACGTTGAGTTGCCATGTATAATGTGTAAATAAAATGAAAAACAAATATAAACTAACATAAACATAAGCCACATGGCGTTACATACATTTATAAATACATTGATTGAAAATATACCAGAAAAACATTTGCCACCCGAATTAGATTTAGTATTGGACGGAGGCGCATTCAACGGAGTGTATATGTTGGGAGGTTTATTTTATGTAAAAGAATTGGAACGTAGAGAGAAAATACAAGTAAAAAGAGTTTCAGGCTGTAGTATAGGAGCGATATTAGGAATATTATTTTTACTAAATAAGATGGATATATCAATAGATATATGTAATAACAGTTATAAATATTTAAGAAAACACCAAGATCTTAAAAAGGTTGTTGGTATTTTCAAAAAAAAACTGACAGATGTGATAAAAGAAGAAGATATGAGTGTAATAAATAATCGATTTTATTTGACATATTTCGATACAATAAAGGGAAAACAAATAGTTAAAAGGAAATACAAATCTAAAACCGAATTAATTGATAATATAATTAAATCTCTCTACGTTCCTTATTTAATAGACGGACGACCTACTGACAATGATGGATGCATTGATGGAGCATTCCCTTATATGTTCAAGTCAAGGACGAGAAAAAGAAAAATACTGTTCTTAAACTTACAGAGTATGGATAAGATTAAAAAAATGATTTTTATTAAAAACGAAAAGAACATTTACCCACGTTTGCTCGAAGGATTGATGGATACCCATAGCTTCTTTGAAAAGAATAGTCCAAATAATATGTGTAGTTATGTGAATGATTGGACTATCATGGATATATTATTGTTTCGACTGAGAGAAATTATATACGTAATTCTATTTTATATTTTTCGGGTCGGACTTCGTATAGATAATTTATTACCAGAAAGTTGGAAGAATGACACATTTATACAGCAACATATTTCCGTATTTAAATATATTTGGAGAGATATGATGCTATATTTAACAGTTTGATAATGATATAAAGTATTATTCGGTATTATACTATATTATCATTTATGGCAATGGAACTGGAACAATATTTATCTAATCCAGACATGTATTATGTAAAGCATAACGTTGAACATGGAGAATATTTTATGCAAAAATATGTTCACCAATTGAACATTGTAAATGTGCCTGAAATTATCGAGTACGACGAGGCAAATAAAATTATGGTTATGTTGAAAGTAGGTAAGAATAACTTGTCGCATAATTATGGTGAAAATGCCACAGATGTACCAGATGAACTCTTTGACAAGGTCGTTAAAATAGTGCGTACTCTTGTATTACATGGAATAGAATATCCTGATTTAACAGGATATAATTTCGTAGAAGATAAGAATACATATGGTAAAATGTGGATAATTGATTTTGAACATGCCGCAATTGCGCTACCCAACGAAATTACAAATATTCATATCATAAATATATGTAATGGTAAACAATTATGGAACCCTGATTTTAGATGATATCATATAGTATGGCATTTAGAAAAGACCAAATACTTTCTTTGATTTATTTTTCTTCGTTTTTGAGTATTTGCTCTTTGTTTTTTTCCAGGTGACTGTTTTTTTATTGGTCCCTTTGCCCGTTCCTTTGCCCGTTCCTTTTTCCGTTCCTTTGCCAGCGTTTGCTCGTTTGTCCTCCTTATCCATTTTTTCTTCGAATGGAATATACCGTAAAAACCAGGATTCATACTCTTTTGAATTTCGTTGTCCCTTTAATTCTTTGTATTTGTCTGCCTTGGCACTTCTCATCATGTCCAATGTTTCTTGCTCTCCGTAACAATTAACGCTAAAACGTTTCAACAACCCTTTTTGTTGAAGTCTATTTCGTTGTTGAACATCAAACAAGTATTGGGCCATACATAAGATACGATTTTCGTCATAATAATCACGGTCACTATAGAAAAAGGCAAAATAAAAACTCAACATTGTATCAATGGTCGCGACACGAACTGTTTTGTTTCCCTTTTTTATAATATTGTAACTATGACACGCCAATGGTTTATAGATAAAGGCAACTGTCTCTTCAATATTATTAATTTTTACCTTTACCTCGTAATGCGGCGCAATAATTTCACCAATTCCATCATGTTTGACTATTTGTATCCCCTTGTAGTCAAAATCTTCTAATCTCTCTTTTAACATAGCAGCGGCTTTTTCTGGTTCATCTGCGAGAACATCAAAATCTGGTGTTTTTTGAAACAGTCTCTTTTGCTTGGCTGGCATATATTCCGAGTATAAGAAACTAGCATATCCACCAAAAAATACCAATCCTTGGTCAATAAACGCGTCGCGCACGGTGTAATATAATTGTTCCTCCTTCTTATTATCTATACGTTCAAATTGCCTTTGAAATGATTTGGGGTCACACTGTTTTCCTCTTAAAGGATAATTTTTATTTAGTAAAATTAGACGTTTTAAGACTTTTTCCCATCTGCTTATATCTCCTGCTGGTCTAGATAGTTCCAAGTACATATTCATACGGAGAAAATTAGGAGGACAATATAAAATACCATACACACGAATGGATTCTTTTTGAACACGATTAAATAGAGGTTTTTCTAAATAAGTAATATCCGCCACAGGTATAAAATTTACATATACCTTATAGGTTCCATGGTGAACACCTGCTTTTGCTTCCACCTCTTGAAATCCTTCTTTATAATAAATGTCGGCCAATTCTTTTGCGTCATCAAGAGCGTGTGGTGAATAAAAATCATAATCTGGTATTTCGACGTTTTTATCATAAAACTGGTCTTCTAAAGGAAGAATATTATTAATAGCAGTTCCGCCATAACAAACAAGTCTCTTCTTCTTGAGAAAATCTTCCAAAATAGAAATAATTTTTTTCACATCCGGGTCACTTACGGTTTTTTGTCCCTGTCGTTTTTCCGCGATATCAATGGCATTTCTTAATATGGCTACTTCCTTCTCCTCTAAGGTTAATTTTGGATTACATGTAGTCATAGTTTTTGATATATATAATAATTATAAAAAATTATTATATATTGTCGGTTGTCATTTTAACTAAAGTTACAATATGTAACTAAAGAACTGTTCTATACGCTAAATGAATAATAATCAGTAGAGACTGTGCGTGTAGTATAAGAATTTGCTGGATTCTGTGGAGTAGGGTCTGGAATAGTTACCGGAACATAACGCAAGTTTTCTGGCTTTAATACAAACGCATGCCCAACCTTATCAAAGAATAGACTATAATATTGCATATTCGCATCAAAATTTTGGAAAGACATGCCTACCCACTGACAACCATAATTGAAGTTTAATATAGGAGACGCATTATTGTTATAGACACTTAGGTCAGGTAAGGTTAAAGTCATATTCTTTTTATTATATTCAATTAATTCGGTCGAATCCGGCGTATTAATAATATCATATTGTCTTGACGCTCTTAAAAAGATTGAATTCGATGCGATGTTAACGTATTCCTTAAGAGGTGTATTTTCAAAAAGGGGATTCGCGCGGTCAACAGAAATAATAATTTTTCCCGTGAATTCTTTTAATGGAACAGACCCTAAATTACGTCCAGTATATTCATAACTATATTCTTTATCTAATAGTCTGGACTGAATCGTAGAATAAATAGTATCAGCCATTTTTGTATAGATTTTATCATTATTGCTGGATATTCTAAAGTGTAAAATCAATGGGTCATTTGGATTTGGACACGACCCACCACTAAAGGCATAATTATTTACGACTTGTAAAGCTTCTTCTAAATGTATTTGATTATACATTTGCTTGACCCGATTATTCACGACAGCCGATGTAGCTATGACCGGATTATCATCCACCGAATAAATTTCGAAATCCAAAACTCTTGCTCCCTGAGCAATACAAGTTTTCAAAGCACACACATTAACATAATCGTTCTTAAATTCACCACCACAACAGCAATTATAGGCGGTTTTAATATAATAATCTCTTAACAAATATTGGTATGTCGCGTCATTTGTGTTAAATGAGGATAGTTTTGGAAAAGAAGTATATATTTTTCCGAGGGCATCACAATTGTTTTTATTAAGCCGTATTTTGTCAATTGTATAGGCGATTAAACCTATCACCAAAATAGTAATTATAAAATAGGACATATACTTAATCATAGTAGCCTTATTTTGTTCTGTAACCAATTTTGAAAACATTTGTTGAGCTTTGTTTATATTTTCCATACTTATAATAGATTATGAAAAAATAATTTGACTAAATGTAAAATGAGACAAATAATATCCATAAAAATATATATTAAATTATAAAAAGTTAAATATATTTATTGTATGATAAATATATATATATATCTATGCCAGGAGGACTATTAAATATTGTGGCTTATGGAAATCAAAATGTATATTTAAATGGAAACCCATCGAAAACATTCTTTAAAACAACATACAAAAAGTATACTAATTTTGGACTACAAAAATTTCGCGTAGATTTCGATGGTCTGCGTAACCTGCGAATGTCTGAATCCTCTAAATTTACGTTTAGAATGAAACGATATGCGGAATTATTATTAGATACTTATTTAGTAGTTCAGTTACCCACTATATGGAGTCCAATTTACCCCCCACAAGATTGTTCTGGAAACTGGGCACCCTATGAATTCAAATGGATTGATAATTTGGGAACACAGATGATTGAGGAAGTGGAAATTGTTGTCGGCGGACAAACATTAAATAGGTATTCTGGTGCGTACCTATTAGCTATGATTCAACGCGATTTCACAACAGAAAAAAAAGCCCTATACGACAAAATGTCTGGCAATGTTCCAGAATTAAATAACCCTGGAAACGTTGGACCGCGTGTAAATGCTTATCCAAACGCATATCATACTACCAATCCAGTTGGACCCGAACCGTCAATTCGAGCCAGAAAACTATACATCCCCATTAATTTTTGGTTTACTTTAGCAGCGAAAATGGCGTTTCCACTAGTGGCTCTTCAATATAACGAATTGGAAATAAATATTACGCTAAGACCAGTTCAAGAATTAATAGTTATTCGTGATGTAACCGACCAAGAAAACAATTATCCGTATATTCAACCCAACTTTAATGAATCTTTACAACAGTTTTATCGTTTTTTACAACCTCCACCTGACGTGTCATTAAATACAGTGTCATATCAAGACAAACGAACCAGTTGGAATGCGGACATTCATTTAATTTCTACATACGGATTTTTATCAGAGGAAGAGTCGAAAGTCTTTGCCGCACGAGAACAACAATATTTATTCAAATCTATTTACGACTGGAAGTTTTTCAATATCACAGGTAGTCAGCGTGTTAAATTAGAGAATACGATGGGGATGGTAGCATCATGGATGTGGGCCTTTCAGCGTACAGATATTAATTTGAGAAACGAATGGAGTAATTACACCAATTGGCCATATAGTTATTTGCCTCAAGAAGTTGATTTCGCCGATCCATCTGGCAATTGGACATTAGATTGTAACCCTATAACCGAGGCCGGTATTGGACCTGGATATAATCCAGTTACAGGAACACATACAGGTTATTTTACAACAGGTGATTTTGCCCCGCAAAACCAAAAGGATATTTTACTTCAGTTGGGGATATTACTGGATGGAAAATATAGAGAAAATATGTTGGATGCCGGTATATATAATTATGTGGAAAAATACGTAAGAACCTCTGGTAATGCGCCAGACGGACTATACAATTATAGTTTTGCCATTCACAATGATCCATTTGACTTTCAACCATCCGGTGCTATGAATATGAGCAAATTCCGTGATATTCAATTAGAATTTACAACATATAGTCCTCCATTAGATCCTGAAGCCCAGTTTTATACTATTTGCGACCCATCTAGTGGAGATATTATAGGTGTTAATAAACCAACTTGGAGAATATATGACTATAACTACAACTTGACTGTGTTTGAAGAGAGATACAATATTTTAACATTTGTTGGGGGTAACTGTGGTTTAATGTACGCACGTTAAACAATAAATGTTCGCTTAATGAACTGAACTAATAAATATATTTTATGGAAAATAGTAAAATATATTTTATCGTAACATTGAATTCCCTATACTACCTATACCTGTCCTTCTGGGAGGTCCATATTTAGTTTCACGTTTATTTGAAACATTAGATGGCATTTTAGGAGTCTGTGTGTTAGATAAAGGACAGTTCAATCCCTTGTATGGGTCAGCTGTCCAAGCAGTATTCGCCGAATATACACCACAGTCTGAAAACATACCAGTAGCTGTTTTGCGACACTTATACTCGACTGTAAATTTATAATCGTTCGGATATTCAAATTCTGTCATAGGAAGAGGATATTCTTCTTGAACTGCTCCTGGAAAATCTCCTAGGTTATCAGTAGTGCTTCTATCAAATGGCTGTGGTTTATCGGGTCTCAGATTATCTATAGCTTTAGCGGTATACCCGTTACTTACTGTTAATATTTGTGTTTGTTCTAGATAGGCCGGGTCAGCCGTTCCAATTTTATAAGAGCCAGGTGGTTGTATAATGTTATTAACTTGCTGGGGGGTAAATGCTTCTTGAGAAGCAAAGAATATACTTTTTTGAAAAAAATATTGCTGATAAATAAAATACAAAAATATTAAAATAACTACAAACATAAAGATTGATTCTTCCATTTAATTTAATATTAGATTAAATAGTTGACAAAAGCATATATTTGTATTTGCGCCATCGTCCTAAATACATACACATCGTTTACACCATTTACATAATTTACCTCATTTATCTCATTCTATTTATGTTTAGTTTGTTTGACCTATGTTTTGTGTTATTGTCATAAATTTCTTATTTTACGAGAATAAAATATTATAATTATATTTATTAAATATATACATGGATACAGACAACGATAAAAATAATATAGAAAATAAGGAAACAAAACCCAAAGAAAAGGAAAATGAATGGGGTGTATTTGCGACGAAAGTATTCACCGCATTTTGTTCAATATTAATTATAGGATTATTGGGAGCAAATTTTGTATATTATACTAGAATTAATTTAGACTTATTTTTTCCAACCGACGTAAATCAACGCCCATATACGGATGAAAACAAGGTTGGTAATAAATTACCTCCATTATTTCCAAAAAGGAATGATATCGATTCGATGAAACAGTCTGGTGGGAAAAGAATGTTTGGTGGGTCAAATGGAGGTGGATGTGGTGCTCCAATAGATTTCACGCAAAGTCCCCTAATTAATAATAAATATTTTAGTGGAATATTTGAATATGGATTTCCGTATTCAATGGAAAGCAAGAAAGATACATTTGGTGGTATACTTACCAATTGGTTCTCAAATAAAGTGAAATATTCCTATGTTTGGCAACGCATGTTTATAAAATCAGTCATTAACTTTGTAGGTTCTACATGTGATTTTGTTCCTGAATCTATGAAAGATATAGTCCCATTTATTCTAGGACCCATAGCAATCGGATTTATTATGATAGTAACATCGTTCTGGTGGATACCAACATTAATAAGTGTATTTTGGAATGAAACACAGAATTGGGGATTACTAATATCAATACTTGGATTATTCTTCGGTTGGACATGGTCAATTCCTATTTTTCTAACATTTATAAAAGTAATCGGAGTTTTATTTAGTTTCATATTGTTACCTGTAATGCTAAACGGTAGGAAAATAATGGAGATAATGGGTAATAATTTCAATAGTTATTATTTGCTATTACTATTTTTTATCATGACTATTGTAGCAGCATTTACTAATTTAACCTTACCAGTAGCAATTCCAATGTTAATAATATTTTTAATAGCCTTTATACCACCTGGAATGAATCCAATGGCAAAAGCAGAATAGCAGAATAAATAAAATAAGTGTTGACAAATAGAATATAAAAAGTATTAATTATTATAATAAAATGGGCAAAAACAAGAATAAAGGTAATACTGGTAATAAGGGTAATACTGGTAATAAGAGCAATAAGGGTAATAAGGAAAATAAACAACACGATAGTGACAATGAGAATGAGTTAATAGAATTAGCTATATCCGAAAACGCAAAGTTACCTAAACCAGAGTACGTAAAAATTATACCACCAAAAGACAACAAGTATCCATTTGTTAGCGTTTGTACTCCCACATTTAATAGACGACCGTTCATTCCCGCAATGTTGAAATGTTTTAATCATCAAACGTATCCAAAACATAGAATGGAATGGATTATTATCGACGATGGAACAGATAAGATTGAAGAATTAGTTAAGAATCATCCAAATGTTAAATATTTCAGATATGATGAAAAAATGACTCTAGGAAGAAAGAGAAATTTGTTACATGAAAAAAGTGTAGGAGATATATTGGTTTATATGGATGATGATGATTATTATCCACCGGAACGCGTTAGTCACGCAGTGGAGACATTACAAGCCAATCCAAGTGCGCTGTGCGCTGGCTCGAGCGAGATTTATATTTATTTCAAGCATATTCAAAAAATGTACCAATTCGGACCATATAAACAGAGTCATGCTACAGCTGGAACATTCGCATTTAAACGTGCTTTAATTGAAAATCGGTATGATGATGATGCGTGTTTGGCCGAAGAAAAGTCGTTTTTAAAAGATTACACTGTCCCATTTGTTCAATTAGATCCAATGAAAGTAATCTTGGTATTTTCACACGAACAGAATACATTTGACAAGCGAAAATTGCTAGAAAACCAAAATCCAAATTTTGTAAAAGAATCCAGTAAAACGATTGATAATTTCATAAAACAGAAAGATTTGAAAGATTTTTATATGAATATTGACTCCCTACTTGAAAATTATAGTCCGGGAAGACCAAGTATGAAACCAGATGTTTTACAGCAAATGGTAAAAATAGAAGAAGGTCGTAGAAAAATGGCAGAACAACAATTAGCACAAGCTGGCAATGGCCAACAAATCACTCTTCAGCGAGATGGTCAACCAGCCACAGTTTTAAACAATCTTCAAGCGGTTGATTTAATGAAACAATTCCAATCACAAATACAAGAATTATTGACAGAAAATACAAAATTGAAAGACCAGGTACAATCGTTATATAGTAATAATATCCAACTACATACCTTAAATAAGACATTAATAGCCAATCTTTACGGGGATAGTGCAAAGGTAGAGACACCGTCACCACTTCAAGAGCAAGAGCCTGAGGCAGTTCAAGAGCAAGAGCCTGAGGCAGGTCAAGAGTCTGAGGCAGTTCAAGAGCAAGAGTCTGAGACAGTTCAAGAGCAAGAGCCTGAGGCAGTTCAAGAGCCACCGGCAGGTCAAGGTCAAGAGCCTGAGGCAGTTCAAGAGCCACCGGCAGGTCAAGGTCAAGAGCCACCGGCAGGTCAAGGTCAAGAGCCTGAGGCAGGTCAAGGTCAAGAGCCACCGGCAGGTCAAGGTCAAGAGCCACCGGCAGGTCAAGGTCAAGAGCCACCGGCAGGTCAAGGTCAAGAGCCACCAGCAGCTCAGTTTTAACGGACACCGACAGGTCAATTAAAATAAATTATATAATAAAATTATTATGTAATTTATTCAGATATTGCTTAATATAGACAAATCATCGTCATCAACATTATCAGATAAACAATGCTTATCTAAATAACGATACATACGCTTAATGTCTAGCTTATTAATTTCGTAATTTTCGAATATATCATATATATCTTCTTCTGTCTTTTCTTCGCGTAGATGTAGAAAATACGCAAACAAATCCTTCTGGTCCATTGAAAGGGTAAAACAAAGATTTTGAATAAAAAGATAATTATTGTATTCGGTGCTATATTTTGTTAGCACCTTTGTAAACCGCACTTCAGTAGGATTAAATTTCGGTTTCTTTGTAAATTCATCGTGATACAATTTATTGTTATAAAACGTTTTAATTAAGGAACTCATTTCATTAAATTGCCAAATTTGCTTTTGAAAGGTTATTCTATCAATATAATCCGCAAAACACATATTGTCTAATATTTTATTGTAAAACGGAAATGATTGCTCAACCGGGTGCTTTGCTAGAACATCAATTATATTTTCGTGCCACAATAACCCAACAATTGTCCTATCTGTTTCATTCATAATATTATTATGATTATTTAATTCAAAGTTAGTATTAATCAGTTTTTGAGTAATTTTTTTACTATCTTCGTTGTATGTCTTTGGTTGAAAAATATTTTGAATAATTTCATTCTTTAACAATACATGCTGTTTATTATATATATTTACGATTGAATCAAACTTTCGTAAATCGCCTTGTATGTAATCTAATAGATTTTTCTTAAGAACAACATCAATAGATGGCATAAAATTCGTAAGCAATGATTCTATTTCTTTATTAGTTGGAGTTTTTAATTCATAGCTGTTACATACTTTCATAAGTTCCTTTATCTTTTTATCAATATGATAATTGCCAATACAGATAATCGGATTCAATGTAATTTCTTCCAATTTTTGCTTCTTCGTTTTTTTCGGACGAATGAGTTTGATTAGTTGATTTATACCGCCTTTATCACCATTATTCATGCCATCTATTTCATCCATTACTATGACTATTTTTTTCACCTTTTTTTGAAGCATAGAGAGAACATTTCGGTCAGACATATTGTGCTTTGTAATAGTATCAATAATGGACTTATTACGAATATCACCGGCATCATATTTAATTATATCATAATTCATTTCTTTTAATATTTTCTCAATAAATAATGTTTTACCGGTTCCTGGATTCCCATATATATAGATGCCACGTTTAGTAGTTAAAGTATGTTTTTCCTTTTCAAATTCTGTTAATACATTTTTAATCTGTGCCGCCATTTTATTTCGGTTTAACATAGTATTTATATCAATTAAATCCATAGGATAGAGTATAGTATATATTTGTATACAAGTTGTTTTTATGTTAATTTTAATCAATCATGTATACTTTCGACACAAAACTACAATATTTGTTACATTTTGATAATATAAATATATATATATATATATCCTATACGGTTGATGGAGGTGTACACAAATTAGGATTATTTGTAATACCATCCCATGTTAAATCGCAAGATTTGGCCCACTTGTATTTATTACAACCACCGGTAGAACCTTGCCAAAAACTACCTGTAAAATCCATTGTTTTATCGCAGGAAATATTTCCTAAATTTTTAACATTCGTGCATGATTGTTTGCCATCACCGTCAATCCCTCCAGTACCATTTTGATCCGGTTTATCAATCCAATAATCAGGACATTGTGATACAGTAGGAGGAAATTTTACACCATATTTGTTCTTATATAATACGGCAGCAATGAAAATCATTAAAATAATAAATATAACAATTGCGATTGCTAATACAATTTTTTGAAAGTTAAAGTCCATTATATAAATTAAATAGAAAAAAATATATATTTAATGTATATATAATGAATTGTTCAAGCACAAACGGAAGAATAAATATATTAGGTCCAACTATGAATCAGTTTTCTTTATTTGATAAAATACCAGTTAATAGCGAATGTTCTACATTTCATGATGCTATGATTGGAAATTTTCAAGATTCTACCCTGTCTCTTGCCTATTTTAGCAAAGATAATATGCAAATCATTCAAAACGCTATTCGGGCTGGTGTATACGAGGTTTCCAACCAGCAATATATTATAGATAACCAAAATTGTGATACCTTGAAAATAATTATGAGAAGTGTATTCCTTCAAAGTTCTACTAATTTACCCAACCAAATTACACAACAGCTCCAAGAATTAAATGATTTAGTAGTTGAGTATTGTGTAAAACAAGCATACAGTGAAGCACAAGCATATATTAATTATAAGCGTGATGCCAGCACAATGTACAATCCTATCGACAGACCTACACAACCTGACTTTAATAATAAGACATTGGAATTAAAACACTGGTTCTAAATTACATAATGTATTGTTTAACATTCGCTCTTTACATACTCTCTATCAGTGTATGTATGTAAAGAGTTCATATTCACTAAATACAAATAAAATTGTACCCAATCAAATAAAAATATACATAACCAGTTGAATAAAAATATACATAACCAGTTGAATAAAAATATTACCTGAAATAGTTTGTATACATATGAACACGTTTTTATGTTTATTTTTATTTTTTATTTTGCTTCTTTACCTTGGTTGCTTTGGGAGTATCCAGATATTGCTTCAACTCGTCCAATTCATTCAACCACATATTTTCAATGCTCGTCGATTGAATAATAACTAATTCCTTTTCCTTTCCATCTCGGTCCTTTAATAACCTGTCAGCATTTTCTTCACTTACACTATCCATCGGCATTTTAAGCAAATACTTGTAATCAGCATCATCATCAATAACATCATAATTCTTTCCCTTTAACAGTTCCAAGATATCCTCCTTTCGTTTCTTTCTCAAGTCAATTTCTCCATCTAAATTGTCTTGAACATATCTTGCTTTATTTGACAATAAGTTTAGCTCCTTTTGAAGAGCAGCAATCATATAATCCTTTCTCTTTTGGTAATACTTCAAACGAACCGGGAAATAACTATCGATGATTTCCTTTTCACTATCGAATTTCATTAGCTTTTCCTCGTCATTGAATAAGTGCATATTGGTTGTGCTTAATGACGCATACAACTTCATCATCTTCTCAAAATTATTATACAGATTGGTTCCGTCTGTTTTTTCATCAATTGGTTCATTAAACGTAATTTCAATATCAACCGTCGTATCTGTGCTCATATCGTTATAATCTTTCACAAAAGCCTTGTTCTTCTTGTTTTTATCCGCCTCCATCAAATTTTCAATATGTTGTTTAAAATCGTCGGTCCAATGACCAATGGGTAATTCTGTGACGCGCACCTTTCTATCATTTAATTTTTCATAAGTACCCTTGACGATATACTTTTTACCATCATCAAATTCGTGACACGTTCCTGTGAAACCTCTATAATATGGACGAAATTCAACATCTTCGACCAATTCACCTTTCAACTTGCGCTGTAAATAGACAATTAGATTTTCTACAGAATAGGACAATATATCCGTGCTAAAACCGGTTCCAATACCTTTGCCTCCATTGACCAAAATCATAGGAATAATAGGCACGTAAAACATTGGCTCTACCGGAAATCCATCATCTTCTAAATATTCTAGAACCGCGTCATCTTCTTTTCTATAAATATATCTAGTTATTTGGTTCAATTGTGTAAAGATATATCTTTCACTCGCTGAATCTTTTCCACCTTGAAGTCTGGTCCCTAGTTGTCCATTCGGCATAAGTAGGTTAATATTATTACTTCCAACATAATCTTGTGCCATACCTACAATCGCCGCATTTAAACTGGCTTCACCATGATGATAACCAGATTGCTCTGATACATAACCACTAAATTGCGCCACCTTGATTTCATTCACCAAGTTCTTCTTAAACGCACTATATAGAATTTTTCGCAAACTAATCTTTAGTCCGTCCATCATATTCGGAATGGACCGTTCACAATCATACTTGGAAAAGTGAATGAGTTCCTTGTTTACAAAGTCGGTGTAACTTACCTTGTTATCATTTGTATCTAAATAACTATTTCTATCATAATTTGTCAACCATTCTTTTCGCTCGTCGGCACGCTTCTTATTGAACACCATATCCACTACATTATCACTGATTGCTCCCTCATGACTAAAATACACAATCTTTTTATTCGCAAAATATTCTTTGAATTCTTTACCAGTACTGGTACCAAGACCCTTGTAATACTTGACTGTCCATCCCTTTGTATCATTCTCAGTCTTCCATTTATTATATTCACCATCATTATAAAACAACCGTTCTTGTCCGTTTTTCTTTGCCTTCAAAATGGGCGTATTCATAAATCCTACGAAATTCTCTAATGTAGATAGGGAGTTCCATTGGTCTTGAAACAAATTTAGTCCTAGACCTTTGATATGGGACCCATCCAAATCTTGGTCAGTCATAAACAACACCGAATTATATCGCAACGTGCTCAAAGCAGTTTCCTTTGTGTATTTTTTACCAGATTCTAAGCCCAATATCTGTTTCATCTCAATAATTTCCTTATTCTCACTAATGCGTTTTAATGTTTCCCCTCTTGTATTGAAAATCTTCCCCTTCATTGGATAAACACCAATTGTATTTCTATCGTCTTTTGAAAGTCCTGAAACAATACCCGCCTTGGCCGAATCTCCCTCACATAAAATGAGCGTACATTGTCCAGACTTGGCAGTACCTGCGAAATTCGCATCAATGAGTTTGGGGATACCACGAATGCTCTTGCTCTTTGTGCCATCCGTCTTCTTGGCGGCCTTGTTTTCCTTTACCTCAGTAAGTGCGCAAGCGGCATTCATAACACCCATCTTGGCAATCTTTTCAATAAATCCATCGCTTACTGAACAAGACGAACCAAATGAACTAGCGGCAGTTCCCAATTCGTCCTTGGTTTGACTGTTAAATGATGGATTTTCAATATCACATCGCAAGAATAACAACAATTGTTCCTTGATTGTATTTGGTTTCACATCTACCTTCTTCTTGGCTTTGATATAGATACATAATTTGCGAATAATTTGGTTCATAATATACTCTACGTGTTTGCCACCTTTTGAAGTACAAATACCATTAACGAAACTAACTTGTTGGAATTCATCCTTAGGGGCCAAACAAACGGCATATTCCCAACGGTCATTTGCCAACTCGTGTACACGCTTTGTATCCACTTTCGAACCCACATATAAATCAATGTATTGTTCGAAATTTTTACAAGGGACGACATCACCATTGAACTTTACCTTGATTGTTTTGTCTGTAATAGCGGATACATCATATACACGCTTCTTGAAAAGCGCCAGCATATCTTCTGTTAGTCCTTCAATACCTAGTCTCTGATAATCTGGCTTGAAAGAAACACGAGTATATGGCTTCGTCTTACATTTAGTAATAGATGGTTTTCCAATTTCATTTAGATTATTTTTAAACTCTTGGACATATTTTAGTCCTCTGACGTGGTCTATTGTTTCGACTTTTCCCCACGTCGACCAAATTAATACTAGCTTGAATCCGAAACCATTCTTTCCACCAACAATCTTCTCCTTTTTCTTTTCGTCATAATTGGTGGATGTTCTCAAATGACCGAAAATCATCTCTGGAATCCAAATTTTGTATTCAGGATGTTCGGCTACGTCAATACCGTTTCCATCGTTATACATATGAATCGTGCCATCCGCGTCAATCGTAATCTCAATATTGGATACCGGTAGCGCGTTCTCAATCTTATCTTTTACTGCCTGTGCTTGACGAATGACATGGTCACGACAATTTACGATACCTTCATCAAACAATTTATAAAGTCCAGGAATGTACTGGAATTCCTTGGATACAATTTTGTCGTCGTTGAAAATATAATCTTCATGGTCAGTATTTTCAATGGAACCGATATATGTATCTGGCTTTTTTAGGATATGCTCCTTATCCGTTAACTTCTGATATTTAGAAAGGGTAGACTGCTCCGTCATAATTACTATAATGTGTATCATATATTTATATCATTTTAAATGTTTCAATTTTTATTGTTAATCATTGGTATTTGTAAATCTTATTATTCGAGTGGTCATATACTGGAAGAATAATAGTTAGATAAATATCTATTTATATAATAATAGTAATAATATTATGGCTACCGTATTTACATATAGCGACAATAGTCAGTCTACTACGAATGATACAACAATAACATCTAGTTCTTATGTTATTCCTTCTGGTCAATCATTAACCAAAGCTAATATTGGTACATCAGTTACAACCATCGGAGCTCAGGCATTTAATGGTGAGACAAGCTTGTTCGAAGTAACATTCGAACCAACCTCCATACTTACTACGATTGGCAACAGTGCTTTCCAAGAATGTAATAGTTTAACCACAGTAACAATTCCATCTAGTGTGACCTCAATTGTTACGGTCACTGCCTTCTCTCTATGTACAAGCTTACAGTCTATAATTGTAGAACCTGCTAATGCGGATTATTCGTCTGATAGCAATGGTGTTTTATTCAACATAAATAAAGCAGTGCTATATCAATATCCAATAGGTAACACATTAACCACTTATGTGGTACCTAATACAGTTTCCACACTTGGATATGGAGCGTTCTATTTTGCTCAAAATTTGACGAATATAGTTATACCACCAAGTGTTACCTTAATTGGTGAAATTGTCTTTGGAAGTTCACCATCTTTGACCACGATTAACATTCCTCCATTAATAACTAATTTGGGGTTTTCATTATTTGCCGGGTGCGTTCAATTGGCGACAATTACATTTGATTCAAATGACAATTTATTGACTATAGGTAATAATGTATTCCAGGGTACAGCTATAACATCAATAACATTGCCGAATAGTGTTACTAGCATTGGCTCAGCTGCTTTCTTTGGCGCTGATTTATTGTCAATAATTATACCGCCAGCTGTCACTAGTATTGGCACAGATGCTTTCTTATCGTGTACTTCTCTAACAAATGTATCATTGACGTTATCTACAGTTAATACTTTGAATAGTGCTGGTGCTAGTCCACCGATTCCAACAGGGGGTGGAACATTGTCATCATTTTATGGTTCAGGAACAGTTACTATAGAAATCATTCAACCAGCACCAGCACCAGCACCAGCACCGTATAATCCGTCAGGTCCTGGTCCGATTCAAATATGTAATTCAAGATTTGCCAAATGTAATATAACTAATAAGACTAATTTTTCGAGTGGAAATGTAATCATACAAGGTTCAACGTTAGCTCAAAGAGTAAGCACCTTAATTAAAGTTCAGCCTTATTTAAGAAATGCTACATGGACACGTGAATATGTAGGTGTAAATGAATATGGTCAGAGAGCAGGAGGTCCGGTTGGCTATGGCCAATCGCCAAAAAATACTTTTTAAGCGTGCGTTGATAATTTAGAAATATATTTTTTTCTCTCTCTCTTTTATAATGGTAAAGAGACATGATAAAGCAGCTGACGGCAAATATCACATTGGTGGTCATACATATGAATTATTAGAAGGTTCGCGTGCTCAAGTATGGCATGGAACCGCATACAAAACGGCAGGTGGTTTAAAAAAGGCTGATTTAATAATGCATCGCGGAAGAATTGTATCCAAGAGGAAGAGCGCCATTGCTAAATCCCAAAAGCATTTGGCCGGTCATCTTCAACCCAAGGGAAGTGGTGTATTTGGAACAGTCACCAAGAAGGGAAAGAAGCAAGGAACTAAAAAGAGAAGAGGTTCTCGTAGAAAGTAAATATATCTACTCAAAATCAATTTATTACAACTAAATAAATAATTCATTCCTTATTTATTTAGGCATATTACTATCAATACTACATTTAGACATTTTTGAAGGATGTTCTCAAGTATTTATTTAGATGTTCATGACGTCGCACATATATTTACCATGTAAGATATTATCAAATGTTACTGAAAGATTCTACCTTGATAAAGTTGTCTTCGATTATATACAATTGCGATTCTTCCTTGATAAACTTTTCAAAATATCGCTTACTAACTATAAATTTATTTTTACTTCCACAATAAAACTGATATAATTCATTAATCGGGACTTCTTCTGTATATATTTCTACATTTGGGCTACGGAGTTTATATTTTTTAAGGGAAGTAATAATATCTTGCTTCTTATTCCATAGTTTACATCTAGTATGTAGTATATATTTTTCATCTTCAATATATGTATCTGGATAATAATGTTTGATTAAATCTAAAATAGTTTTTTCGTTAATATTAGTTTTCATATGATACGTAAATAGAGAACATAGCTCATCTATTTCTAATTCTTCGTTATCATTATCACTGATAATGCTACTACTGTTATCTATATTATTATTATCCGTATTATTATCTATATCATCCACATTGCTTTCAATATTTTCATTCCAAAACTGAATAAATTTACTTACAATAGGTAATAGCTTGCTCGTACAATCCAAAAAAACATCTTTGTGGCCATCGTACTTGATTTTGTCTATTAATCGTGTCTTCAAAATTGTCGTAAAAAATACATTGGGTAATTTCTCTGTTTCAATAAATTGTTTCCAAAGATATTGTATGTTTTTCCATGATATGGAACAGTCGTCACTGTGTTCAATACTCTTTTCACAAAAATGATTAATTATCTGCTTCTCGTTATTATTTTTAAGATACATGGCATACGTCTTTAACGCAACATCATTACAATGTTCCTGTAAAAAATTATCAGCACATTCGTATCTATTGGAATAGTGTGCAGCAACGCAAAATAAATCCAAGGCATTTTCTTGTTTTAGGTATGTATTCCACGTATCTAAATGAGTAGCAGGTTGAACATCTACAAGTCTACATTCTGTAAAATTATGCTCGTAATATTTAAATTTGAAAATATTCAACAAATTGGGCGTACCAAATAACATACACGATAAATGACTTAGTTCTTTGAGAAATGGCTTTGTTTTGTTATGTAAGAAATAAATCAGGTTACATTTTTTCATCAAAACATCACCCAATACAGTTAGAAAATACTTCGCCTTTTCTCTCGAATCGCATACAGATGGACATAGACGATTAATTACAGATTGTATGGTTTCAGATTCTGGAATACACGAAAATATATCTCTCTCCTTGATTTTTTTAAGAATGGTCACTTTTAATTTGTGTTTCCAATCCATCAAGGTTTTATTCGCACTAATAGTAGATAAAATAGTATGCTGAACGTCGTCTTCTTTTATTAAATAATACTTGTTGTCTTTATATTCGAAAAACAGCTCTGATGACGTATGATAAAAAAATTTATGGTTGTGTAAAAACTTTTGAATAAATGTTTCCGATTCATATTCTAATTTGTTTTTTCGCTGTTCTCTCTCAATAATTGTTGTGTTGGTATTTTCCAATAATTCAGGTAAATTTTCAATATATTGTGTAAATTTATTGAAAATAACTGGATTGGCCTGATATTTGTAAAATAAATCCGTCACAATCTTCGTTAATTTTGATGTCTCTTTATTATCCATTGTTTATTTACTATATAAATATCATTTTAAATGGTTTACAATGATACTTATTCTGGTATGAATGCTCTTAGCAGTAGCAGGATTAGAATATGAAAAGTTTTACATTATAGTATCAACTGTCTAGAAATTCATTTATGTTTGTGTTGTGTATAATTTCGTTTAGGGTTTTGTCTATATTTGGTTTGTTTCGCTTGACGCGTATTATTTGTTTGTTTGATTCTGCGTTTGCGTTTTTTCTTTTTTGTCCCACCAATTGATTTTGATTTTGAATTTGAATTTGATTGTAAATAATAAATCATTGGAATTCCATCCTCTCTAGCCACAACTTTTCTTTCTTCCTCACCTTCGCCTATTTTTCGTTGCATAGTTTCACTATAAAATCCCGGATAAAATCTTCCAACAATTATATCCAATTGCCGTTCTACTTCTTCATCATATCCCTGTATTTGAGCTTTTCTAAGATTACCAATCAACTGACGCTCTGTTTCGATTTCTCGTTGTAATTTACTATTTTCAAATCTAAATCCAATCGAATAATAATATGAAATAACATTGTTAATCGCATTTAATTTGATGTATTTTACCTGTAATTTCTCTCCTAGTCGTTTTATTTCATCTATTATATTCTTTCCTCCGAATCTCTTCGCATCACCCGATATACGGGTTTTCATTGTGTGAAATTTCGAATTACAAATTAAATTCACGTACAAGTGTTTTTCAGGTTTGTCTTCTAAATAAACGCACGCAAAACCACGTATTTCTTCTCCAAACAAATGAACAAACAAATAATTTGAATCGTCCAACGATTCTTCCAAAAATTCTCGGTTGATTTCATCTAAACACAAATATTTGGTTCCTATTTTTTCTATGTCATATTGAAACAGTTCATAACGTTCTCCATCCGTATCTTTATCGATTAGTTCAATCCGAGACATACCCTGTTTATGTATATTGAGAGAAAATATACAGACTAATATATAGTATATCTAATTACACCACCTACATTTTTTATCTTTTATTGAACAATCGATACATAGGGTAGGTGATAAATAACAGTATCCAAACGGATTTGATACGTGGTCTGGATTTGCGTAGCCTTCTATATTCCTCTTTTTACAATTCGCACAGCAATATCGCGCCGGACTGAGGGGGAAATAAATAGTTGTATCACCATACTTTATATGGGTTTCACATAAATAATCATTATGATTTGTCATTATTTATGTAAGCATATCGTTTTATTTTTAGATAGTATTTTGATTACATTTTCTTGCCTCTTGTTTTCTTACCATTTCTCTCTATTCGTTTTGATTTAGTTTGTTTACCTCCACTTTGTTTAACCTCCGAATATTTATCCATCGATGTGAAATATGTCCAAGGTTGCGTTGGTCGGTCATTCAAGTATGGTTCGAAACGCTTCCATTGAATATGTTTCTGTATAAATTCTTTCACACGAAATGGCGTGCCACACGATGTTCCCCATCTCCCATAAAATCCCATTTTGCTACATGATGTCGTATCTGCTACACATCCATCTACGGCGCCTCTTGGTTGGTATGGTAGTGGTCTATCCGCCTGGCTCATAAAAGCACGGTCATCCAGCTCGTAATGAGAGCAACAAGTTCTTGAACACATGTTTATTTTATTCAAATAGACATCATAGTGGTCAGCGATAATCTCTTGTGCCAGTTCAATGTTTAGTTTACCCTTGTGTTGTTCCATTAATTGTTCTAATCTTACCTTTCTAGCACCCTGATGCCTTCGAACATCATCAAATCCAGTATTAACACACTCTAAATTTCGAATTCGTGGGTCATATGGAGCATTAAATCCAATAAAATATCCATTCTTTTTTCTCTCTACATTAACAAATTCTAGACCTAATTCGATGCGCATAATTTCATTGTTCTTGGTGTCGCCTATGAGCCATGAGTTGGCATAATCACCCGAGTTCTCTTTCTTTAAAAATTTGACATATTCGTCTAAAGTATTGGCATATTGCATACAATTTCGTATCCTACATGTAATGGGGACACCATGTCTATAAACGTTAAATCCTCCAATGGTGGTTTCTGTTCCAATAAATCCTTTGCTGTTAATAAAAAAGTCTGTTTGGCTGGAAATATAACCAGGTGCGCACTGAAATAACATACGATGGCCGTTGGTGGGTGTAATATCCAAAATATTATTGAAATTTTGACCATCAATAAAATTATCAAATGAATTGTGTGCGCAACAAATCTTGCCGTCATGTGTATAATCACCTAGCGCCATAAAAGCGGAACACTTATCTTTTGAGCCTCCTTCCATTTGTCCGATTGCTGGCAATGTTTCTAACAAGTGTCCATATTTTTCTTTAAGATTTGGCATATCGTGTAAATATAATTTTAATTTTGGAAGAGCATAGTCAAGAGAAGCAATATTGTTCCACAATACTATTTCGTCTAAATCCACACCGGCACCAGTTGCTATACCTTTCATTTCAGTCAAAAATTCCGGAAAATGCTCCTCAATGGTCTTTTTAAAAAAGAAATTACTGATTTCTTTGAAGAAGTCTATCTTTAATCCATGCGAATCATACAAATTCCATTCCATCGTAGAAATACATTTTTTGATTTCTTCTTTTAACAAGGTTCCATGTGCGAACCCGCGTTCGTATGGCTCTCCTTTAATGGAAATATATGTCCATCCATTTTTTTTATAGGTGAACCCATTTTTTACTTTCATTTGATATATACAATATTAATATAAAAAATCATCCTTTTTGGTCCACACAAATTTTCGTATCGTATTCTATTGTGCTAAAACAAAGAATATTTAATTATAATTTCTCCAAAATTTAAATATAAACGCATAAGTATTTAAAGATTTTTACATAAAAATTAATTATAGGAATGAATACTTCAAACAATGTCTTGACAATTAAAACCGTTCAAATCGCGCCGTTTCGAACATTAATGACTGCCCTAAAGGATATTTTATTAGAAACGAATATTACCTTTAAAAAGGATGGGATTCGAATCATTAATATGGATAAATCGCATACCATGTTGGCTCATTTGTTCTTGGCCGCCGAGAATTTCGAACATTACGAGTGTAAAAAGGATAAAATTGTTGTAGGTGTAAATATGTTTCATTTATTTAAGCTAATTAATTCTATCGATAATGATGATACTTTGACAATTTATATCGAGAATTGTGATTATTATGACGGAATTGTATCCTTTTTGGGGTTGAAATTCGAGAATGGTGATATTAAACAATGTAAGACGCAAAAATTAAGATTAATTGAACCAGACTCGGATGAATTTGAGGAACCCAACGTCCATTTTTCGTCTGTTATTAATCTTCCTTCATCCGACTTTCAAAAAATTATTCGCGATTTATCTTGTATTTCAGAGAGATTAGAGATTAAGTCAGTTGGAAATGAACTGATTTTTAGATGCGAAGGACAGTTTGCGACAGCAGAAGTCAAACGTGAAGAATCCTCTGGTGGTATGGAATTCATCGAAAAACAAGATGCCAGTAAAATTATTCAAGGAGAATTTTCGTTAAAGAATCTTGGCTATTTTATTAAATGTACAAATCTATGTAGTCAGATTGAAATGTATTTAGAGAATGACCTACCTCTAGTAGTCAAGTATTATGTCGCTAGTTTAGGTACCATCAAACTATGTTTGAGTCCCCTTCCTTCTAAGAATAATGATTAACTATACTGCTGAAAGTATTAGACGAATAAAATAAACTATGATTGATAATTTATTTTATTTGGTATTTACTATTTACTATTTACTATTTACTATTTACTATTTACTATTTACTATTTACTATTTACTATTTACTATTTACTATTTACTATCAAAATGATTGCGCTTACTTACCTGCGTCTAGTCTGTTTTTTCACATTACGTTTATTTTTTTTGAAACTAGGTTTACGTTTATTGTTACGGTGTTTAGTAGAGCGACGTGCGGTTTTCTTGCCATTACGCATACGCTTGCTCTTCGACGTAGTTTTACGTGATTTCCTTTTACCACCTAGTCTTTGTCTTTTAGCAAACTCAGGACCACTTGAAATATTAGTATATGTTCGTACATTTCCATCAACGTAAGAATAAGGTAATTGTTTGCGACGCTTGTTTGGTTCAGACATACTGCATCTGGCTATTTGTGCATCAATTTCTGTTCTATCATAATTAAATAAGAAAGAAGCACCCTCGTTATCACACATAACTTCAACTACAGTCATTATATAGGCTGAATCATTTAAATTTTCAATATCAGTTGAAACTTCATTGTATCTTTCGTCTCCCATCTCTTTATAATGCATGCTATACATCGTCTTTATTGTTTCCTTTACAGATGGCATATTGGCTAGCATACCTTGTATCTCGTCGTACGTAATTCCGGTATCATTATTAAGAATGTAAGCATTTACTAACTCGTATAACGTGTTTTCGAGTTCAGCACGTTCTTGGACTGTGTCTTCTAGCAATGGTTTTTCTGTAATCTTTCTTAACATAACATTAAGATTATTCAACTTACTATATATTTGTTTACAATAATCTCCAGTACATTCCCACATATATATTATACTTTATACACATAAAATAAATAAAACATGTTATTTATTTTATAGAAATTTGAAGCTTATTTTTATTTCCTAAATACTAAACGCAATTTATGCCATAGATTATTACACCATAAATTCACAGTCGTGAAAAAATAATATTAGTTACCCCATGGAAATATATTACGTTCTTTCTAGTGTTTGTTTGTTTGTTTGTTTGTTTATAGGGTATATTATTAATATTCAGGTGCATGTTTTTTAAATAAGCATCCGTGTGCATCAATTCCACTATTACAATTAATAAGTGAAGCATCTTGAAAATTACACTTGGCTAACCATATTTTAATGATACAAAAGTTTTTCTTAGGAGAAATAGTAATCCCCGTAATATCTTGTTGTAATTTTGGATTGTTGGATAAACTTTCTCCGACTAAATTGTAGGTTAGACTTTTCCAACACTCGTATACGGTTTTGTTACTCACTTTATATGAGAAACAACCCCCGCTCCTATTCTTGGGATCCTCCCATAGTGGTGTAATTCCTTTTCGCATAATAAACAACATACAATTATTGACTAATCTGGTAGGTAGAGCTTCATTTAAAGCAATCGCTTCTTCTACCGTTTTTATGCTATAAATATTTTTATAGCTATTTAAAGACCAATCCGTATCATGTGGTAAATGAGCCCAAAGACACCATTCATCTGAAAGAGTATGCTGCTGCATTGCTGAACTAACCAAACTATGGGGTTCCTCCATTATAATATTAATTATCAATTTTTTTTTATATTATTTCGGTAATAGTATTATTACTCGCAATGATCTTTGAGACGTTCGCTATTAATAATATTTATGTATAAATTATCTATAGTATCACTCTTCTGGTCTGTTTCGATTGTATCTAGGTCGTTTGTTATTTCCTCCGACACAGTTAATACTGGCACAATGATGGGTGGAGGTTTTGGTTTTCCCGTTGAAAATGATGTAACACCGTCTTCATTAAATTTTATATAGAATGGATTATGTAAGTTGGCTGTAGACATATCTTGTGTCATATAATTTACGCTAAATTTTTCAGTTAGTTCAACTTCATATACCCTTTTCATATACCATTTAAAAAACGCGTATTTCAATACATTGTCTTTTACAAAGAAATTTTGTGGTTCCTTTAAATTTATATCATACTTATTATTATCCGTAGTCAATTGAAATATAATAAAATTCACATCGCATTTGTGAGTAAATATTTTTTCCGGATTTTTCAAGGCGTGTTCACCTATAATTGTATAATTTTTTTTAGATTCTGTTTCACTGTACTTGGTGTATAGAAGTAAATCAAACTCTCCATGTTCCTGGTCACTTTCAAACAGTTCCCATGTTTGAAAGTTGTTGATTTCCACACCACTTTTTATTAACAACACTTCATTTATATTTCTAAAATAGTTATTTGTTATTTTATGAAATCCAGGTACAACTGTTTTCTTATAAAATATTTGTACTACTGTTATTATTTCAACTGTTTTCCAACTAATATCATAACATATATCATTACAATAATTATTACAACTTGTTCGACATAACTTATGTAATGTCATTTTATTTTCAATACTTTCGAACGGAAATATTATTGATATACATCCTAACATTGTAGTATCATATACGAAATATAATACATCTCCTATTACATTAAATAAACCCATAAATATATTCATTATAATAATTTAAACGCTTATATTTTTAAATTATTTACTTATATGTATAGTTTTGACGAATTATATTGATATCATTTTACTTACTTGGTTGAGTTAATCGGTTGAGTTACTCGGTGGTGTTACACTAGCACTAGCATCTGCTACCTTATCCATATTCGGATGTCTGATAATTAATAATTCAGGAGGATAATCTGATGGGTATTTAACATTATAATTCATTTCATCATTAGAAGGAGTTAATCCAAATACAAAAAGTAATACGGCTGTAATATACGTCATTAATATAAATGGAATAAATACAATAATCCATGAAATAAGACCTAACCCTCTCGAGCAAAGGATGTTCAAAAGTAATGTAAAAATACACATGACAATTGTTTTGAAAAAGGCGGTGTTGTAATGGCCTTTAAATGTGTCAATTATAATCTGTGTTAATGAAAAACCTAAATATAATATGGCTGGTGGGCATAAAGTTTCAAGCATCTATATTATAGAAGCATAAAATTATTCGAAAAATAAGGCTTCTCCGTCCTTTATTTCACCGACGATATTTCCAACTTCTCCGTTATCATCTTCGTAAATATTTCCATTTTCCTCATCATCGCAATAATATGTAACACCATCAATTTCTATTTCAACTACTTCCTCTGAGTCTGCCGACGGCTCTTCTATTGGGTCTGCCGACGGCTCTTGGTCTTGGTCTTGGTCTGCCGACGGCTCTTGGTCTTGGTCTTGGTCTGCCGACGGCTCTTGGTCTGCCGACGGCTCTTGGTCTGCCGACGGCTTATTGTCTTGGTCTGCCGACGGCTCTTGGTCTGCCGACGGCTCTTCTTCCTCTTCCTCTTCCTCTTCCTCTTCCTCTTCCTCCTCGCTCTCTGTTTCTATTTCCTCATTTTTAACCTTTTTGACACTAACTTCTTCTAAATTATTGTTACCCTCCAATTTATTAACCTTTATTATTGGGAATGTTGGCGATTTACTTTCATCTTGCTCTACCGACTCTTCTTCCTCTTCTTCCTCTTCCTCTTCTTCCTCTTCCTCTTCCTCCTCCTCTTCTTCCTCTTCCTCCTCCTCTTCTTCCTCTTCTTCCTCTTCCTCCTCCTCTTCTTCCTCTTCTTCCTCCTCTTCTTCCTCCTCTTCTTCCTCCTCTTCTTCTGTCGATGAGCTTGCCTGCTTAGTTGGTTCCTCATTATTTACCAATTGCTCATTCACATTTCCATTATTTACTTCAATATGTATATCGGCTACACCATTATTGATGGCATTATCATCTGTTGACGAGTCATCATCGTCATCGGAGGATGAGTCATCTGTAGAAGAGTCATTGTTATCGTCATTTGTTTTATCAAATAGAACATTATCAATGTCTAATATTGTTTTTGAAACAGGTCTGTCAATAATTTCTAGTTTAACACAATCATTATTATCATTATCATTATTATGATTAATATTATCTTCCATTACCTTTAATTTAGCCTTTAGGGTTTTATTTTCGTCAATAATTACTTGAATAAATGGCAGTTTAACAATCGTTTCGATAAAGTCACGATATACATTAATTTCATCATTATACATTTTATTAATTGATTTTTCAAACTCAGATTTAATACAAGCGTGAAATTCATTCACATATACATCTATATTATTTGGCTTCATTTGAATATACTCCATTACATATATAATAATGATTCGTTTAATATAGTTTAAAAAAGATTTAAGGAATATATATAATGAGCGTGAATAACCACACCAATACATCTAACGACGTAAATGATGTATGTAAATATGAAGAGACAACTGGCCAATACCAACACCAAGAGCCGACGGCAGACCAAGACCAAGAGCCGACAGCAGACCAAGACCAAGAGCCGACGGCAGACCAAGACCAAGACCAAGAGCCGTCGGCAGACAAAGACAATAAGCCGTCGGCAGACAAAGACAATAAGCCGTCGGCAGACACAGAGGAGCCGTCGGCAGACAAAGACAATAAGCCGTCGGCAGACAAAGACAATAAGCCGTCGGCAGACACAGAGGAGCCGTCGGCAGACCCAGACAAGGGAAACACGCGCAATCAATTGAACGAAATAATTCAAATCGTATG